GGAAACCGAGAAAGCGTCTGACGCCACTCGGGCCAAAAGCATGAAAGCCGCGCAAGTTGACGTAGGTGGCTCTGGCGAGAGTTCAAAACGAGTCTACCGACGAGCCGACCTCATTCGTCTCAAGATGACAGACCCGGCAAGGTACGAAACACTGAGTGATGAAATCATGCAGGCGTACTCTGAAGGGCGTGTTCGATAATTTAACTCTGGAGCTTTTAACATGGCAAACACCGCATTTTCCCCAACCAACTCGGTAACCACCACCTCCGCAGCAGCATTTATTCCAGAAATTTGGAGTGATGAAATTGTTGCCTCTTACAAGAAAAACCTCGTCTTGGCCAACTTGGTCAAGAAGATGTCTTTCAAAGGCAAGAAGGGTGATACCGTCAACATCCCTAGCCCAGCGCGTGGCAACGCTTCGCTCAAAGCCGCAACTGATGCTGTGACTTTGATCGCCAACAGCGAAACCAACATTCAAGTGTTGATCAACCAACACTACGAATACAGCCGCTTGATCGAAGACATCGTCGAAGTGCAAGCTCTGACATCGCTGCGTTCTTTCTACACAGAAGACGCTGGCTATGCCTTGGCTCGTCGCATCGACACTGACTTGGTTCGCTTGGGCCGCGCTTTCAACGGCGCTACCGTGGGCACCAACGACTACGCGACCAGCAACACCAGCACCAAGGCTTTCGTTGGTTCTGACGGCACTACTGCCTACAACAGCACCAGCTCTAACGCTGCCGCACTGACTGATGCTGCTATCCGCCGCACCATCCAGCGCCTGGACGACAACGACATCCCTATGGACGGCCGTTTCTTCCTGATCCCTCCTTCGAGCCGCAACACCCTGATGGGTCTGGCCCGTTACACTGAGCAGGCATTCGTCGGCAACGGCGACGCCATCCGCAACGGTGAAATCGGTCAGCTCTACGGTATGGCCGTGTTCGCTACTTCCAACGCCGACACCGGCGCTGGTAACAGCGGCGCTGACCGTATCTGCTTGATGGGCCACCGCGATTCGATGGTGTTGGTTGAGCAGATCGGCATCCGTTCGCAGACTCAGTACAAGCAGGAATACCTCGGTACCCTGTTCACTGCTGACACTCTGTACGGTGTGAAGGCTCTGCGTACCAACGCCACCAGCACTGCTTCTGACGCATCTGCTGCCTTCGCTTTGGCTGTACCAGCCTAATGAATAGCCCCCGGTCACAAGCCGGGGGCATCTTTTAAAGGAGATTCAAATGGCTGCTGCATCCGCAATTACTTCCCGTCGCGGGAATGACTCATTCCGAGGTCTGTTCACAGACACTTGGGCTGTTACCTGCACTTTGGATTCGGCCTCTGTGGCTGACCAAGCTGCGGCTACCGACACTGTGACTATCCCGGGTGTTGCCTTGGGTGACATGGTAATCGGCATGTCGGCTGGCGTGAGCGAGGCAGGCGTTGTTCGCCGCGCCTACGTTTCTGCCGCCAACACGGTCACAATCGCCACCACAAATACTACCGGCGGCGCGGTTGACTTAGGCTCTACAACCATTGATTTGGTCATTGCCCGCATGCTCTAAACGACAGGGGGCCATGTGCCCCCTTTCTACAGAAAGAAAATCATGGCTACATATCGTTGTTTGGCAAGTGGTAATACGGTGACGTTCACTTTGCAGCACGACATCGACTCGATGCGCGGTCACGGCGGCTACGTTCGGGTGGATGAGGATCAAGTTCAAGAGTCGGTCAAAGAACTGCCTTTGACAGCGCCTGAAAAGCGCATGGGACGCCCCCGCAAGGTGGCACCAACTGAAGTAACCATCTAAGGAGCACATCATGCCAATGGTCGGAACAAAGAAGTTTGCCTACACACCCAAGGGCAAAAAAGAAGCCAAAGAGATGTCGATGAAGACGGGCAAGCCCGTCAAGTCCATGCCTGTTCGCGGTGCTCGCACGGCGACCAACAAAGCCAAGAAAGGCTACTGATGTCCACCTTTCAACTTGACCCAAACAATGTTCCGCTTGGCATCCCGAGCTTGGGTGTCACGCAGGTCTTTACCGTCACCAACTCCAGCGTTCAATCGACTGCATTTGGCGCAAACACCACCATGATTCGTGTGGCTTGTTCGTTGGGCCATTGCCACGTTGCGATTGGCGCAAACCCAACTGCAAACCTTACGACATCAGCCATGATGCCCAATAACTGGTGTGAGATTATTCGGGTTAGCCCAGGTCAAAAGATTGCGGTTATTAAAGACGCTGGAGTCACTGCGGCGACGCTTTCTGTGACGGAGTTGATATGAAAACTAAAGCCGAAAAGAAGATCAGCAAGGTCATGCGCGAGTTCAAAGCTGGTGAGCTGAACTCGGGCAAGGGCGGGCCTATCGTCAAGTCCAAGAAGCAGGCAGTGGCGATTGCCCTGTCGCAAGCTGGTAAGGCGAAGAAAAAATGAAGCCCGGCCTCTACGCCAACATCGCAGCCAAGAAAGAGCGCATCAAAGCGGGTTCTGGCGAGAAGATGCGCAAGCCCGGCACCAAGGGTGCCCCAACCGCTGCGGCCTTCAAGGCTGCGGCTAAGACGGCGAAAAAGAAATGAAAACGCCCGCCTGGCAACGCAAAGAAGGACAATCCAAGACCGGAGGCTTGAACGCCAAGGGTCGGGCGTCTTATAATGCGTCAACCGGGGGCGATCTCAAAGCTCCCGTGAAGTCGGGCGACAACCCTCGTAGGGCCTCCTTCTTAGCACGCATGGGCAATATGCCCGGGCCTGAAATGAAAGACGGAAAGCCGACCCGGCTACTCTTGTCTCTGAAGGCTTGGGGCGCATCGTCCAAAGAGGACGCTAAGGCGAAAGCCAAAGCGATCTCAGCCAGGAACAAGAAATGAGACCCATATCTGTCGGCATCAATCCCACTGCTGGGACGACCACCACGGTCTACACCGTGCCGACGGGTTACTACGCGCTTTTCAATCTGTTGTACGTCCACAACACTGGTGGAAACACTAAGAATCTTACGGTGCAATGGTATGACGCCAGTGCAGCAGCTTCCATTGACATCTTGACGGAAGTGCCCTACTCCTCAAAAACGTACACGCAATTCGACAACGCTTATGTCGTTTTTGAAGAAGGCGACCAACTGCGCATTACGCCAGAGGCTGCCAGCTCGTTTGCGATCATCGCAACCTTTGAACAAATCGGATTGACACGCCAATGACCTACCTCGAACTTGTCAATGATGTTCTGGTGCGCTTGCGCGAGGAACAAGTCTCCACAGTCAACGAGACATCGTATTCCAGTCTGATCGGCAAGTTTGTCAACGATGCCAAACGTCAGATTGAGGACGCCTACGCATGGAACGTGCTGGGCCAGACGGTCACCATCACTACGACTGCGGGCACTTACATATACTCTTTGACGGGTGCTGGCCAGAAGTTTCAAGTCATGGATGTGATCAACGTCACATCAAATGTCGGAATGCGCAACATCAGTTTTGTGGAGATGAACCGTTTCCAGAACTTGGTGCCCGCAATCAGCGGCATCCCAGAATACTATTCCTTCGATGGCGTGGACGGCAACGGCGACACCAAGGTGCTGCTGTACGCACGTCCAGATAACGTCTACGTCCTGCCCTTCTCACTGACTGTGCCTCAAGCCACGCTGTCGTCCGACAACACGCTGGTCAAGGTGCCAGACGTGTTGGTCGTGCAAAACGCTTACTCTCGCGCCTTGGTTGAGCGCGGCGAGGACGGCGGTTTGAACTCGTCCGAGGCGTTCCAACTGTACCGTTCGATGCTGGCCGACTACATTGCGCTGGAGGGCACACGCTACCCAGAGGCGCAGGAGTTTGTAGCCATATGAGCCAAACCATCCAAACCGCCAGCATCTCAGCCCCAGGTTTCTTCGGGCTGAACACGCAAGACTCGCCTCTCGATCTTGCGTCTGGCTTTGCTTTGGTGGCGACTAATTGCGTGATCGACCAGTACGGTCGCATCGGCGCCCGTAAGGGTTGGACACGGGTCAACTCCTCATCCGGCGATCTTGGCGCTAATGATG